TCGACTCCGTAGGTGGATACACGACAGGCGGGCTGTCGACAAAACCGCCGCGGAGGTATCCTGCAACGATAGCGGCGTGCCCAGGAGCAAGTTGCTCAGTGGGCAAGCCAAGCGGGGTGGACGGCGCCATATTCGAAGCAACCATTGCGGGTGTAATTGGCACCTTCGCAGCTACTTGAACAGCTCGCACAGCGTCCATCAACGCTATTGGCACAGTGACCGCAGTGTACGCCCCTTGAGCAGCAACACTACGTTTGAGCCCGCCAGGAGTCATAACGTCAAGCACAACGTACTCTCCAAACACGGGTCTCAACCGTTCCAAACGCCTTCCCTCAATCACGAAAGAGGTAGGGACGAATGACGGCATCTCAAAACGCCCAATTTGGGTGAGCATAATGGGCAGTGGTGAGGGTCCAAGTACTTGCGATCAATATGGTAACTGACCACAGTCTTCCAAAAGTACTTCACATCCTCAACCACCAGAGTATCACCTCGGTAATCCCAGATTTCATGCTCGTACTCGGCGCCTCCGCTCACGCGGTAGAACACTTTTCCGTTTTGCAAAAACCTAAAGGTGTACTCGCCCTCTCCCAACGCACACGAGGAGGGCTGGAACGTGGAGATTAGATACGTGCCTGGATGGCGCGCTAACAAATTCTCCAGGTCAATGTGATGATCCACATCAACCAGCACCGCTGCTTGCTCGGTGCAGTCGAAATGAAACTCGGCGGGGGGCACCGTCAAGTCCTTCGCCCAATGAAACGAGCGGTCCCCATCTCGACTCTTACGCACGTCGCTCAACGACATTTGTACGTAGTATGGCTCAAGGCCCAGGGACTGGGCAACAAGCGCTGCAGTGGCACTGCCAGCGTTGCGTGAATTCGCAGACACTCCATGCGTGTGATCATGGGGAATGTTGCGGCTCCTGACGACTGGAGTGTCGACGAAGACTTGCCGTTGCTGGCTCGAGCTCAAAGAACCAGACTGGAGTGTTGCCGTAACATACGGCGTGGTGTACTCCGCACCAATGGGAGACTTGCGCTGGTTCCACCAAATGCGCGCAACGCGCTCAATAGCGAGGGCTGCTAACAGCAAGGCACCGCTACGGCGCACCTTCAACTCGGGCGTCTTCCAACCCAAGAGAGGCAACGTGTAAGACCGAATCTTAGACACGTAAAGCGACAGAATGGCCGCCAACATCAGTTTCTGCCTCGGGCTGAGCCATTGGGGTTTCACCACCGGTTGAAACTTAGTGCTCACTAGCACTGAAGCCGGGGATCCAAGCCCGGAACTCACGCTCGAGGAATGAA